CATTTGTTTAGAATGTTGGGATTTCATAAGTTTGAGATGTTTGGGTTTGACAGTTGTGTTATAGGAGAACATCATGCTTATGAGCAACCTGAAAATGATGATGAAGGAATCATAGACGTTACTGTATCTGGAAAGGAATTTAGGTGTACGGCTGCCCATTATCATCAAGCAAAAGAGTTCGTTGATATGATTTCTAAGACCGGCGAACATTATGATTTGGCTGTTCATGGAAATGGGCTTATTTCCCATATAATAAAAAACCCAGATTCATTGACTATAAAAGAGGAGGTAATATAACATGGCTGCTGCTGCTTGGAGTTTTTATAATTCCTTTAGGGAATATTTAGGCGAAGGCGACTTTGATTTAAGCGGTACAAGTGTTGGATTTAAAATGGCTTTGCATACTAGCGCTGCAAGTGCTAATGTAAACACTGCTACTTTATCGACACAAGCGTCACTCGCAAATGAAGTTGCTAATGGCAATGGATACACTACTGGTGGTGCATCTGTTCCATCTAGAACATGGGCCGCTGGCGCATCTGCTGGTGTGTTTCGTTGGGATTCAACTGCTGTTGTATGGACTGCCACTGGTGGGACAATTGCGAATGTTAAATACGCAGTCATCTATCAATCTAGTGGTAAACTGGTATGTTTTTCAAAGTTGACTACATCTCAATTCACTTTGGCTGATGCTAATACACTCACTGTCACTCCGAGTTCGAGTGGTATATTTGAATTAACATAGGGGGTGAATCATGGGTGTAGAGACAGCCACATATATTAGCCAACTTTCGGCTACAAATCCGCTAGCCACAGACCCAGTTAGTGAGGGCGACGACCAGATTCGTCTCGTGAAGTCAGTTTTGCAGTCTCAGTTTACTAGTCTTGGGGCTGCTGCGGTTACTACGACTGCTGCTGAAGTTAATCAGTTAGATGGATTTGCAATGCTTCAGGAAAACAACTCCATCTGGCTTGGTAATGATCCTTCTGGAACGACTGACACTGCAAGTACCAGTGTTGCATTTGGAACTACAGCGTTAGATGCCATAACTACTGGAGATAATAATGTCGCTATCGGTTATGACTCCCTAACTGCTAATACGACGGGTACACAGAATGTTGCTGTGGGTGCTGGGGCATTGGCTTCAAATACCACAGTATCTGAACTGACCGCTGTAGGCCATGAGGCTGGTAATGCTGCCGCTGGTGCACTTGGTATATGCGCTATTGGTTATAAGGCTGCAACTGACACTACAGCAAATTACGCTACAGCCGTCGGTTATCAGGCACTCTTTACAAATTCAAGCGGCGCAAATAATACCGCACTTGGCTGGTCTGCATTGCGGTTATCTACAACTTCCGCTAACAATACGGGTTTAGGGTATAACGCTCTAACAGCAAATACTACTGGAGCAAATAATACTGCTGTTGGGTCTTCTGCATTAGATTCTAATACTACTGGCAGCAATTTAGTTGCTTTGGGTTATGGCGCATTGGGAGCGAACGCATCCGCCAGTTATAATGTAGCCGTTGGTATGCAGTGTGGTGATGCCCTCACAACGGGTGATGGCAACGTAATGATGGGGTATAACGCTGGTACGGAAGCCACAACTTCAACTCAAACTGTTTTAATTGGTTATGAGGCTGGCGATGCAATTACAACAGGAAGTTATAACACTGGTATTGGCGGTGCTGCATTGGGGGCAACTACTACTGCAAGCAATAACACTGCGGTTGGTTATTCATCTTTAAGTGCAAATACAACTGGCACATCTAATGTTGCAGTTGGTGCTACTGCATTAGATTCCAATACAGAAGGCTCCAGAAATGTAGCAATTGGTTTCGCGGCTGGAGATGCTATTACCACTGGTTCAGATAATACAGCCATTGGCAACTGGTCGCTTAAAACCGCAACTACTGTGGATGCCAATACTGCTCTTGGTACTTATGCATTGAAAAACACTACTGGAGCAAACAACACTTCAGTAGGGAAATCATCATTGGAGATAAATAATAGTGGGGCGGGTAATACTGCTGTTGGTTATTATGCCATGTATGCCAATACTACTGGCTCAAACAATACAGTAATGGGGTCGTATGCGCTAGATGCAAACGACGTTGGATTAAATGCTGTTGCTATTGGATACGGCGCGGCTACGGCTTGGAAACCCACTGATACCGGTAAAAATATAACTGCAGTTGGATATAACGCACTATCATCAAACACAACCAGTGGTTACAACACTGCGGTTGGTTATCAAGCAGCAGATGCCATTACAACTGGAAACTACGCTGTAGCTATTGGGTATGAAGCACTGACTTCTTGTACAACTGGTGCTTTTAATGTTGCTGTGGGAGGCACTGCTTTAGAGCGTATTACTACAAACGCCGGTGCTACGGCAGTTGGCAACGAATCCATTAGATATAATACGGGTGCAAATAATACAGCGGTTGGAGAGGAGTCGCTTTTTGGAGTTGGTGGCTCATCTACGGGTGCAAATAATGTAGCAATGGGGTGGCATGCCCTTCATGATCTAACAACGGCTGCAAATAATGTCGCTATCGGTTATAACGCTCATGGGACTGTTACAACTGGTGGTACTAATACATCATTAGGTGCGTCGGCTGGCGTACTTTTAACAACTGGGGCTGAATGTTTACATTTAGGTCAAAATGTTGCCAGTGCTAATACAACAGGAAATAACACAATTAACATTGGTTACAACACCACTTCTTCAACGGCAACAGTGAACCATGAATTAACAATTGGTAATGGAAATATTAGTAGTTTTAGATGTAATACAACTTCTATTTCATCCTTGTCTGACGAAAGAGATAAAGCGCAGATCACGGATTTACCTGAAGAGGCTGGAATTGATTTTATAAATAAGTTAAAACCTAGAACATTCTATTGGGATCGTAGGGAATGGTATGATAATGGCGTTTCAGATGGGTCAAAAATAAAACCAGACTACAAATCTTGGAAAACAAATTCAGGTCAGCGTATGGGTTTTGTTTCTCAGGAAGTTCAAACAGCCATTGCTGGATTGAAGTATATGGAAGATAGCAAAATTATTTCAGTTGCAGAAACTACGATAGGAGATACTGTAGTTGAGAAACTAGAGTTTGCTCCAAATCAATTAATCACACCGTTAATTAAAGCGGTTCAACAATTGTCGGCAGAGGTTGAATCTCTGAAGGCACAACTAGAGGGATCGTAAAATGGCAGAAACAGCCGCGCAGATAGCGCAACATTATACGGCTATGGGTCATAGTGTTGATCTTATCAATGAAATAGTTGCAACAGGTGATAAAGATGTAGAATCATTAGACACTATTAGTCGCAACGTAGAGCATCTTGAACTGATGAAGACAAGAGACTACTGGACATCAGAAGACATGACTGACGTTGACGCAGCCATTGTCGCGGGGAATGCCTACAATGCCTAAAGCAAAGAAACAAGAAGAACCTAAAAACGTAGTAAGTATTGACGGCTCAGAGTACAAGTTTGAAGACTTGGCTGATGAGGCTAAACTTGCTATCAATCATGTCGCCCAACTAGAGGGAGAGATCAACGCCCTACAGATGAAGTTAATGCAGTTAGATGCGGCTAAGTCTGTGTTTATGGGCCAATTGAAAGCAGCACTGCCAGAGTAAATGGCACTCGTTCCCGTAGACAATGTAGGGCAGTATGGTATTGTCAAGGATCAAAATCCTTGGCAACTACCTCCTAATGTCTGGTCAGATGGTAACAATGTAAAAACAGACGAAGGCTCCATAAAGAAGGCGCTGGGTTTCGCCAGCGTCATGGAGACTGTTCCTGCTGCCCCTTATTACATTACTCACCTTGTTTCCGGTATTAATGAGTATTGGGTTATAGGTGGTACTGCAGCCATCCATGTCTACGACAATACTTCTAAAACAGATACCCTGAATGGTGCTATTGATGCGTCAGTTACGACCATTACATTAGATAGCACTACAGATTTTGAGACTGCTGGCACTGTAACCATAGGCACTGAAGAGATAACCTATACTGGAAAATCAGCAACTCAGTTTACAGGATGCACAAGAGGTGCTAACTCTTCTACTGCCGCCGCTCACTCAGATGGGGCGGTCGTAACCAGAACAAAGAAGTGGTATGACATCACCAGAGCCAGCGGAGCCTATTCAACTACCGCTGCTGAGAACTGGGCTGCTACGGTTATAGGCGGTGTTCTCATAATGACTAATAAGGTGGATGATCCCCAATACTGGGCATTGGCGTCTGGTGTTCCCGCTACAGCACAGAAGATGCAGGACTTAAATGATTGGCCTAGTCTAACGGCATTAGATGGTGCAATTACAAGTACAAGCAGCACAAGCAATATAACGGTAGATAGCACAACCACGTTTCCTTCTAGCGGTACTTTCACTATAGATAGTGAAGATATATCTTACACCGGAAAAACCGCTACCACATTTACAGGTATCTCAAGAGCGCAGAACAGCACTACAGGAGCAACTCATTCGGATGACGCTTCTGTTTTTGTAAACGTAGAATGTAAATCAATAAGATCGTTTCGCTCCTTCTTGGTTGCCCTTAATGTAACCAAGGCTAGTGTTAATTATCCAAGGCTGGTCAAGTGGTCTACAGAGGCTGCCACTCAAACCACCCCCACTTCATGGGATGAAACGTCGGCTATCGTTGATGCTGGTGAGTATGAATTAGCCGATTCAAAAGGCGAGATATTAGACGGCCTTCAGTTAGCAGACAATTTTATGATCTACAAGGAAGATTCCATCTACTCCATGCAGTATGTGGGTACTCCATTTATCTTTGCATTTCGTCAAATCTCCCCGACGATAGGCGCAATTGCCAAGAACT